AAATCGAAGCAATGCGCAAGGAATTCAACATAGCACCACAGCGGACTTTCTTGGATGTCGGCTACCAACGCGCCAGGGTTTTGGCAGAGTGCGGGCGCTACGGATGGATGGGGATGAGAGGCGAAGACACCACCGACTATGCGCACAGCATAAATGGGCACACCGTGCGCCGCATGTTTTCAAAGCCGACACGCGTCAGCGCCACAGGGCGCACGGCGCCGCCGGTGTTTCGCTGGAGCAATCCAACAACCAAAGACGTATTGCAGTTGCTCAAAAGCGGCAAATCGCATCCTTGGGAAGTTTGCGACCTGGGCGAAATGGCCGACGAATACGCCAAGCAAATTGACAGCGAGCGGAAGAAAGAAGTTTTGGACAAGCACGGCAGAACGACTTTGCGCTGGGTTTCATTTCGCGCAAATCACGGCTGGGACTGCGAGCTAATGCAAGTTGTAGCTGCGAGTATTGCGAAACTATTTAGCACTGCAGAATAATAAAAACATAAACCACAAAAGCAAGGGCGGCAGCGATTAATCGTTGCCGCTTTTTTATTTGTGCATGTTGCTTTTACACATTTTGCCCATATCTACAGATGGCAAGCGACATCACCGCATTTCTAAATTTGCAAACCGATGGCTACCTTTTGACCTTAAAGGAAAGGGTAGCCGATGCTATTTTGGCGGGCAGTGTCACTGTCTCTTTTAGCAACGCATCTCAAAGCGGGAGTATGCAGCTTGTCATGCCAACCGACGAACTAGCCGCACAATTAACCACGGTACTGATTGCTAAAGGGCTAGCCAACGGCGCCACTAAACCCACAAGAATGACTTTTGCAAGGTTTGCGCGATGAGCCAAATTGTAGACCACAACGGCAGACCAATTGTTGCGGCGCCACAACCGCGCAAACGCGCAACCATTAACGGCCATTATCGAGGCACCGAATCAAACCGCTTCCGCACTTCGCTGCCATACATTGCAGCCGACATAAATCAAACGCTTAACCGAGGAACACGCCGCCGATTGATGGCGTTCTCGCGTTGGCTGTATGCAAATCATGGAATGGTCAGGGGCGCGGTGAATGACGTTGCACGATACGCACTAGGCACAGGATTAACACCACAAAGCCAAAGCGCCGAAGCGAAAGCATACGAAGACTACTTCGCCGAATGGAGCAAGGTTTGTGATGTTGCGGGCCAATTCACATTTGCCCAAATGCAGCGCATGGCATCCATACGCATGGACGTGGACGGTGACATAGGATTTTTAATGATTGGCAGGCAAGACGCGTTTCCGCAATTGCAATTAATTGAATCTCACAACATCGCCAGCGAATCGCTCAAATACAACGAGGCAGGGCATGACGGCGTAATGGTTAGCCCAAGTGGAAAACCGACAGCCTACAACGTCAAGAGCGGTGATGAGTTTCGCAGCATTTCAGCAAACAATTTTATTCTGGTTTATGACCCCGACCGCGTTGCCCAATTGCGCGGCGTTTCGGCACTAGCGCACGCAATCGACCACGTTCGCGATGCGACCGACATACTCGAATTCGAAAAGGTTGGCGTCAAAATGAACAGCGCCATCGGTATGGCCATCACTACGCAGGGCGGCATTGCAGACGATGGCAGCAGCTTAATCGAGGACGGATATAGTGCCGCCGATACGGGCACCGTGGCATGGGATACATTCCAGCCAGGCATGGTTCCACGCTTGAAAATTGGCGAATCAATCGAGAGTTTCGCGAGCAACAAACCAAGCGCCGCCTTTGCAGGGTTTTTGGAATATCTTTTGCGCGACGTGGCTTTAGGGCTTGGCGTTCCTTACGAATTTATAGTGGAACCCAGCAAACAAGGGACCGCTTCACGGTTCATTTTAGAAAAAGCAGCACGCAGATTCGAAGAGCGCCAAGCTCTCATAACTAGCAGATTTTGCAATCGCGTTTGGGGATGGGTTATTGCGCGAGGCATCAAGCGTGGCGACCTGCCAGCGTCTTCCGATTGGTGGCGCGTTAATTGGCAAGCACCAAAGAAAATCACGGTTGACCTTGGCCGCGAATCCAAAGCTAACCAGGACGCAATAAAGATGGGGCTCCGCACAATGCGCGAAGACACTGGCGAACGCGGACATGACTGGCAAGACATACGCAACCAAGTGGAGCGCGAAGCAAGCGACTTGCTGGAGCGGGCAAAGCGCTTGTCTGAAACCTACGAAATTAAAATGGACACCGCGTTGCATTTGTTGAGCCAGCGCACGCCAAACCCAGTTTTTGATAATGACAGCGAAACTGACGCATAAATTAAATAATGACGTTTGGGCCATTTTGCCCGACTACCACCGCGCGCTGGCAACGCAGTTAGACGAGCATGAATATACCGGCAACGGTTACGATTTGCCGCGCCCAGAAGAAGAAAGCGGCGTTGCTATTATCCACATACATGGCGCCGTTGGCAAAATGCTGACCGACTACGAGCGCATGTTTGGCATGACCGATTACGACGACATCGCCGCGCAGGTAGCAGACGCGGACGCAAACCCAAACATTAATGCCATATTGCTGCACATTGACTCCCCAGGCGGAACTATTACGGGGCTTCCTGAGTTGGCCGCGAAACTGCGCAACGTCAGCAAACCCTTGGTTGCATACACCGAAGGCACAGCCGCCAGCGCCGCCTATTGGATAGCAAGCCAAGCCGACAGTGTGCTTCTTAGCGAGAGCGCCGAAGTGGGGAGCGTTGGAGTTTACGTGGCGCTCCTAGACCAGACCGAATACCTGCGACAAATGGGGCTGAAAGTTAACGCAGTCAGCGCAGGAGAAAACAAGCTGGACTACGCCGACTTTAAACCATTGAGCGAGGAAGCGCGGGAAAGACTGCAAGCCAACGTCAACAAGTGGCACGAACGCTTTAAGTCAGAGATAAACAATAAACGCACCGTGCCGCAATCCAGCATGACCGGCCAAACCTACGAAGGAATGGAAGCGGTGGAAGCTGGACTTGCTGACGGTGTGGTTAACGATTTGAACGAAGTCATTGGCCTAATGGCAAATTTATAAACACATGAAAACAATACTCGATTTGGTAAAAGCGAACGTGGAGTTGTCTAACCTAGCTGGAAAGCTGGAGGAAGCAACTGCTGCGAACGAAACACTGCAAACCCGCATTGAAGAAGCAAGCGCTTCTCATGCAGAGGAAGTAGCCAAACTGGGCGCACAACACGCGCAGGACATCGAAAGCCTTGAGAGCAAAATCAAGGTTTTGGAGGAAGCAAATTTGCTTCTTGAGGAGCAGCAAAAGAGCGCCGACGAAAAGGCCGTAGAAATTGCGGCTAGCGTTGGCGTAGAAGCTCCACTTGAGGAAGCCACCGAAGACGAAGCACCGGCACTAAGCCTTGACGCACTATGGCAGCAATACAATGCCATAGAAGGCAAAGACGAACGCCGCGCTTTTTATCTAAAAAACATCAAAAACAAACAGTAAAAACATATGGCTAACACACTCAACGGCATTAATTTGGCCGCAGTAGCCGAGCAAAGTCTCGACTACTTATCTACACAATTTCATCCTTTGCGAGCATTTGCTCGTGATTTTTCTGATGAAATTTCTGGGCAGGGAGAAAGCGTGACCACTCGCGTGCCTTCCAGCATGACCGCATCTGACCTCTCCAGTGGCTACACTGCCAGCGATGTCACCAGCACAGCAAAGACCATCACCCTTAACAAATTCAAGGGTTACAGCATGGCCTTCACCGATATGGAAGTTTCAAAAAGTGGCAACTTTGATTGGCTGTCGTCTGTCTTCCTGGCACCCGCTTTGGAAGTCACACTGGACGCCGTGATGGATGACTTGCTGGCGTTGGTTCTCAACGCCAACTACAGCGCAAACGAAGTCATTACCGCTGCGAACTTTGACGCTGACGAAGTGGCCGATTTGGCCGCCGACTTGACGACTGCCAAAGTGCCAAAAAGCGAGCGTGCGCTTATTCTGCCTCCTAGCTACTACGCCAGCGTTCAGAAGGATGCCATCGTGCAAGATGCTTCCAGCTATGGCGCCGCATCGGCTGTGCAGGAAAACGCAGCTCAACGTGTCCACGGTTTCAGCCTCTACGAATACACCGGCATTCCAACTAACAGCGAAAACCTGGCAGCCATCGCGCTGCATCCTTCCGCTTTGTTGTTGGCCGCACGCACACCTGCCGCGCCTGCGGATGGTAGCGTAAACGTGCAAGACATTGTGGACCCTTCCACTGGGTTGCCTATCCAGTTGCGCACATTTTATGACAACGTGGCAGGCAAGCACTACTTGACAATGGGCGTTCTCTACGGTGTCGCCGTTGGTAATGGTGCCGCACTGAAGCGCATCAAATCCGCTTAAATAATATGAGCAACACACTGGCAGGAGTTACACTTGAGCAAGTCAGCGAGCAAACGCTTGATTTGTTGGGTGATAATTTTTGGATGTTCTCGCTGTTTGCACGCAATTTCAGCGACAGCATCCGAGAGCGCGGGGACCGCACAATAACCCGCGTTCCTGCCAGTGTTTCAGTGCTTGATTTGTCCAATGGCTATACCGCCAGCGATGTGACAAGCACCGAGATTGAAATTGCGCTTTCAAATTTCAAAGGCTTTTCAATGGCGTTCACGGAGTTTGAAATCTCCAAAGCAAAAAGCCCAACCATACTCGAACGCGTTTTTACGCGTCCAGCAATTGACGCTACAGCCAAAGCAGTGGCCGACGATTTACTTGCACTTGTTACGCCAACAAATTTCCCAACCAAACAAGTTCGCACCGCCGCCAATTTTGACTCAGACGACCTAGCAGATGCGGCGGCAACGATGACGACAAACAAAGTGCCGCGCGGCTTGCGGAGCTGCATGCTCAACCCGCAATACACTTCCAGCCTTTCAAAAGACGGGGCCATCGGGGTGGCAAGCGCCTTTGGCAATCCGCTTCCGATTCAGGAAAACGTCATTTCCACCGTTCACGGTTTTGGAATTTCCGAATATCAAGGCATCCCAACGGCAAACAATTTACAGGGCTTTTACGCGCACCCAAGCGCTTTGTGCATAGCAGCGCGACAGATTGCGAGACCGACTTATGGCGGCGCTGAAATACTGGACGTGATAGAGCCGCGCACAGGTTTGCCCATACAGTTTAGAAAATTTTTCAGCCCGCGCGAAGGTAAGTATTACATAACTTGCGGCATACTTTATGGAGTTGCAAAAGGGCTATCGAATTCACTCATTAGAATCACCGACATTTAAAAAACATGATTATTAAACCTTCATTTTGCGTCGGCATTGACGCCAGCGGAGCGCCTCACATTATTGCAATCGGAGACGCTGAGACATGCAAGCAAGCGTTCACTAACGAGCGCGAAAATCCCAGCGGAAAATATGTCAGCGCCGCCGTTTATCGTAAGCCGCCATACTGGAAACGCGCCGACATTGCCATTTTGGAAAAGCCCAAAAAGACCTCCAGCAAAAAAGGGTAGCACAAACGGGCGGCGCTTAGGTTTTTGGTTATCCTGGGCGCCGCCATTTCCCTATGGCAAACAACCGCATAATAAATCTGCGCAGTGGGTGGCTTTACGAAAAAGCAGACCACCAAACGCCAACCACGTTCACAACAGTGAGCGAGGGCTATACGTTTGCGGCTGGTGAAACCATTTTTAGGGTCACTGCTGACGCGGCGCAATACGGCGCGAGCGCATACACAGTGCAGCGCACGAACGAAAGCGGCGAGTGGGAGGACGCATACACAATAACGCTAAACGTCCCAGACGGAACCGGCACAACGCGCACCGATTGCTTCCACAGCGTTTCCCATAAAAACCCAGTGCCGCACACCCAATTCCAAAGCCGCTACACCATTGAAAAAGGCGCCGCTCATACGCGCCAAGCGTTCGAGCAGCAATTGGCATTGGAGAAAATCCAAGGCGTTACTTTTGATTATCAAGGAAACATTTTCAGAGGCATGTGGAGTGGCAACACTGAGACGCGCCAACTTGAAGACGGTGGTTTGCTTGAAGGCTATGACGTGACGCTGACCAGCTCGCGCCTTCAGTGGGTAAACGCATCAGTGCAACCAATAGTTGGCGCCACAATAGCCAACAATGGCAAGCGCTACAAAATTGAAAACATCGTAACGCTTGGAAGCGCTTTTGAATTTGGGCTGATGAAAAAGCAATGATTGCAGGCACAAAAACAACTTTTGAAATGGACATGTCGCACTTCAATAAAGTGCTTGAAAAATACAGCCATTTGACAAGTAAAAGCATGGTTGAAACAGTTAACCATCGCGCCGCAAATATCGTTTTTAAAGCAATTAAACACACGCCCAAAACAACACCATCGCAAGTGCGCACAGACATGCAAAACAGCGCGCGAATTGCGCCAAGGGCGCCGCTTGCCGCGATTCTTACCAACTATCACAGAGGGCAAAAAGGCAAACGTGGACTTACTGGGAGAGCCATGAAAAAAAGCGTGCAACGAGCTATTCGTTACAGGTCCAAGGGCACGAACTTTATGAAGGCCGCATGGTATGGCGCACTTGATGATTTAAAACCTTACACTGCGCGCATCAGAAGAACGCCAAGAAATAAGGCTGGTTTTACAACCAAGGGCAAAGCACGCGCCGAGCGAAACTTGAACACCAAAAAACCTTACGCCACCGTTGAGCACGGTGTTGCATTTGGCAGCGAAGTGAAGCCCGCAAAGCGCGCCTTGTCAAAAGCGTTGCGCGAAGAAGTGCGCGACATGGCCGCTTACATTCGAAAGAAAATGGGCGTTGACTGGAAAAGAACAAAGACCTTCCAATGAGCTACCGAAGCCAAGCAGAAGAAACTATTAAAGACTACCTCGAAGCGCTTGTTAGCGTTCCTGTTTACACAGGCACCAGCGACCAAGTGAAGGGAATGCCTTGTGTCGTTGTCGCATTTACGGGCGGCACAGAAAACCCGCCGCGCACTGGTAACATGGATTTGAGCGTAGAGATTAGCATTTCCAGCGAAGTAGGTGAGGAAGCGCAACCTGGCGCAATGGCGACACATGACGAAATTGTTGACGCCATCGAGGAAGCGATTATTTACGCCGATTTAATGGCCATTAATCAAACATCAACGGATTTGCACATTTTTGGAATCAACGAAATTTCAGGCATTGAGCGCGACACTGACGGAAGCATTTTGACAGAGCGCATTGCTTTCACAATGGCCGCAGCATTGGGCGACTTTTAACAATTAAACAGAAGCAAAACTATGGCAAAATTTACAAAAGGCACGCCGATAACTTTCGGCACACATGGACCGGTTACGGCAGGAAATGCAAACCCGAAGGGCGTTATTGCGCTTGAAATAATCGACGACAGCAGCGGCAGCGATAC